TGTGCAGCCGGTCCAGCGCGGCAGCCATCGCCACATCCCGGCGGGTCTCCCACGCCACCACGCGCTCGCCGAACTCCTCGGCCAACGCGTCGATGTCGCTGCGCCACTCGTGCGGGTCGCAGTAGGCACGTGCCACGTCGTAGCGGGCGAACGCCTCGCGGATCGTGGCGAGCACGTCGGCGCGGGGAACTTCCCAGCCGATGCCGGCCGCGCCCTCAGGCTTCGGCCAGGCGCCGATCCGGAACCGGAACCCATCGGAGACCCGGCAGCCACGCAGCACCGTCGTGTCGTTGTTCAGCGAGCCGTCGAAACCCAGCGTGATCCGCTCCCCCGGGGCGATCGTGTCGCCGCGGCGGATCTGGCGCTCGACGGCGTCCTTGGCGATCCACGCGTCGTTGCCAGACATCGGCCGGTTGAGGAAGTAGCGGGCGGCTTCGGCGTCATCCCGGCAGATCCGCGGGTCGCGCATGTCCCGGTACTTGCGGTCCAGGTCGATCCAGCCAGCGGCCGGGCCGTACACGTAGCGCAACTGCGCGATCGTGTGTGGCTTGTCGTCGAGGTTGACTCGACCCTTGGCCTCACGATGGTTCACGAACACCGACTCGGGCAGTTCCTTCTTCCGCCACAGGGTCAGCGTGTTCTCGAACACCGACTGCTCGCCCGGCTTGTAGGCCGTCGAGGTCTGGTGCAGCCACGGGTCGGCGTCGTAGCGCTTGCCGAGGTTCCTGGCGACCGTGGCGTACATGTTGCGCAGCTCGGCGAGCACGAACAGGTGGGTTTCGTCGACCACGACGTGCGACTCGAGGCCACCGTCCTTCGACGCCGATCCGGCGGTGCAGGCCCGGATCTCGCCGCCGTGCGGCAGGTAGATGGCCGACGCCGACTGGTACTGCCGGGCGCCGCTCGCGCCCGCGTACACCTCGGGGCGGTGCTCCTTGCCCCACTCGGAGGCGATGTAGGCAATCGTCTTGAACGTGTTCCCGGCCTGACCTTCTTCGGTCGCCAGGCACTTGATCAGCGGCGACGTGACCCCGCGACCGACCGGCTGCCCGTCCTCGTCCCAGTACGAGAACCGCACGCAGTCGGAGAACGCCTCGGCGAGCGCCACCCACGCCGCGATCTCGGACTTGGCGCGACCCTTCGGCCGCGACAGCACCGCCTCGTTGAACACCCGGCGGCCCGTCTGCGGATCGATCCGGTAGCACTCGACGATGTGGTCCAGCATCTCGGCGTCGATCCGCGCCGGCTGGCCCTGAAGGTCACCCTCGCCGTGGCAGCAGTTCGCCTCGATCCAGTCGGCGACCGCGTATCCCAGCGAGCAGACGTGCCCGTCGAACAGCGGGCCAGTCCAGCCCATCAGGCCCCGGCCTTCGCCGCCCGCGCTCGGTCAAGCGAGGACACCGCACCGGAAGGCGCCGAGGGGGCGTAGGAGCCGCGAGCGCCGCGGTGCTGAGGCCGCTTGCCCGTCGCCTCGTCAGGGAGGCGCAGAGCGGCGATGAGCTGCTTGAGGATGTTGGCCTGCTGACGCGCCTCGACCCATGCGGGGTGGGCAACAGGCTGCCCCTTGCCGTTGTCGATCATCACGTCCGACGTGCGGCACACCTCGTCGAGCAGGTCGCAGCGGTCCTTGGCCCGGCACGCCTCGAGCGCGACCTCTCGGTTGGGGTTGGTCTCCACCGACAGGCCCTCCTCCTGGGCGAGCAGCGAGGTCCACAGGCGGCGTCCACCCTCGCCCAGCCCGGCCGGAGCAGCGTCACTCACGGTGAGCCTCCTCGCGCGCGCGGAACGGGTTCAGGGGTCTGGACAGCGAGCCACCTCCCGGCGGTCCCGCGTTGATCTTGGTCGAGGGGGTCACCCCCCACCCTTCGTCACGCAGCGTGACGACGACGGGCTCGGTACTCGCGGGCTCGGTCGCGGTCGCACGCTTTGCAAGCGCGGTCGCCGCGGGCATTGACGCGGGTGTTTGCAGGCGAGAACTCGTGTCCGTTGATGCAGACCATGACCTGAGCCCAAGGTGCGCGCCGGATGTTCTCTTGCGGCGTCACCGGCTCGAGGTGGTCAGGGTTACAGCACGCTCGCTGTCGGCAGAGGTGGTCGATCTGTAGCCCATCAGGGATGGGGCCGACGAACTCCTGGTAGGCCAAGCGATGCGTGAGCAGGAAGTAACCGTCTACCCAGATCTTCGTGTAGCCGTTGGTTGTCTGCGCTCTGTTGCTGATCCAGCACGGCGTGTCGTGGCCTCGGTCCTCCACTGTCACACGCTGCTTGATGCGGGACGTCAGGTCAGTAACACTCATGGCAGTTCACCTCTCGCACAGGTGGACGACTGACCCTCAGGTGTTCACTGCACCTGGGGGTCGTCTATTCGTGGGCAGCCCTGCCAGCGGCAGAGCGGTTGCACCGGCTGTGTTCAGGCCCGGCGTATTCGCTGCGGTCGTCTCGGTGCCCGAGGTCCCAGTTGTCGGCCGATGCGATCGGCTTGCCGCATCGCCAGCACTTGACCTGACCAGTGGCTACTCGCATGGCCCATCGCTTGCGCAGTAGGTCATGGCCCCGGTCGTAGCCGCGTTGCCTCGGGCCTGGCCTGGCATGGGTGGTGCACGGCATGAAGTTGGGGCAGCCCGGTGTCGGGCAGACGCGGGACGCTCGGGTCACAGCACCGAGCTGATCAGCCAGATCACGAGCAGCACGACGAGGATGATCAGGATGATGTGCACCAGGCTCATCGCCGTGGCTCGCTCTCGTTGAGTAGGTCGAGGATGCAGTCGATCTGCGAGTAGCACTGCGCCACCATCTCCCGGTGGTGCGGCGTGTCCTTGCCGGCACAGGCTGCCTTGGCGTGGGCGAGGGCGACGTACGCCTCTTCGAGTTCCAGGCCCAGCACGTCGTGCAGGGTGGTGAGCGGCATGACCATCAGGCCCCCTGCTTCTCGCGCTGTGCTCGTCGCTGATCGGTGCAGGCTTGGCAACTCGCCATCCACACGAGGTGGCGTGTGCAGGTGGGCTGACGTGGCGTGGGGATCACGACCGCAGTCCGGCGATGAGTGCGCCGATGCAGCCGCCGAGGATCAGGCAGGCGAGCAGGAACCATCCGGCCTGCTCGTACTGGTACGGGGGGCGACGCAGCTTCACGGGCCACGCTCCGGGGGAGTGGCGGCTGCCTGTAAAGACGCGGCCCGCTGCTCGTCGCCGCGCTGCAGTGCACGTTCCCCGCGGCCGGGAAAAGCAAGAGCCCCGCCTAGGAACCTGAAGTTCGAGGGCGGGGCTGGCTTTGCTTTTGGGGTCGCTTCGTCAGCGACAGATTCATGTTCGCGGTTCAGTCGCTGTCTGTCAACTCAGGGTGACGGCGCGTCGTCAGCGGCCGATCACTAGCAGCACAACGAACCCGACCACGATCACTCCGAGGTAGACCGCGAACGCCAAGCCCATCCACCAGTCGTCCATGTACTTCGGCGGGTCGAGTTCCCTGGGGATGCGTAGACCTCCGGCCGAGTAGTCGCGCCTTGCGCTCACGACGCCCGCCTCTCGCTCTCGTCCAGCACCACGGCCAGCAGATCGCCAAGACGGATCCGCGTGCCCGTGTGGTAGCCGATCCGTCCTCGGTGAAGGTAGCCCCGGATCGACGCTTCGGTGACCTTGATGTGCCCGATCTCGCCGACGTACCGCGACGCCTCACGCACCGAGCACAGCATGTCGGCCGCCTCTTGCAGCAGCCACGCACGCCGCTCGAGGACGTCGTGCACGGTCTCGCACTGGCTGCAGGTGAGCTGGTGCGCGCCGGGTCGTGCCCACAGTTCGGCATGGCACACGGCGCCGTCTTCCTCGTGCAGGCACTGGCCGAGGTACTGCCGGTCCGCTGCCCTGTCGATGGCGCGGTACGCCTCCTTCACCACACGCCCGAGTCCAGCCACGATCTCCGCTGCCTGCGGGTGCCGGCGGATGGCGTCGATGTCACCGCCCCACAGCGCGACCTCGACCATCAGCGCGTCCCGTGCAGCAGCAGCGCCCCAGTTGACGGGTGACCGTTCGTGAGCCGAGCCCTTGCCTGCCTTACCACCGCTGCTGATCTTCGCCTGCTTGGACGCGGCCACGTCGAGCTGGTCGACGAGCGCGGGTGCGGCGGCGAGCATCGTGGTCACGGCCTCACTGCACTGCCAGCACAGCAACCCTTGCGGCTGAGAGCACCGGCACGAGGGGCATTCCATGCTCACGCCGTCCACCTTCCCGTCGTCCTCTTGTCGCGCGGCTGGTAGTCGAGGCGCCCGCTCAGGATCTCCACGGCCAGCTCGGTGCGGCTCCAGCAGCCGGTGCGGCGGAACGCTTCCCGCATGTGGCCCTTCACCGAGTCCGGGCTGATCCCGAGTCTGCGGGCGATGGTGGCGTTGTCGGCACCGTCGCGGATCAGTTCGTCCACCACGAGCGCTTGGCTGGGGGACAGGACGACGACTCGCGGCTCAGCCACGCGCGCCACCGTCGTAGGGGACGGCGTGTCCGCTGGCGACCATGACCGCGTTCAGCGACGGCATGGTGTCGTCGTCCCAGATCTCGGCGAGCATCCTGCCGTACTTCTCGGTGGCGTCCTTGTGGGTCCGGATCGTGACCGTCGAGCCGATGGGCATCAGTTCCCGCAGGAAATCGCGCGCTTCCTTGCCGCCGGGCTTGCCCAGCTCTGGTGCGTCGATGCCGAGCAGGCGCAGCGCCATGTCGGAGATCCACACGCCGAACCCGAGGTCGACGTCGGCGCGGCAGGTGTCGCCGTCGTAGATGCTGCGGATGACCGCGGCGTACTCGTACATCAGCGGGCGTACATCTCGGACCAGGCGTCGGGCACGTACGTCGGCACGTCCTGCACCACCTGATAGCCCTGCCGCCGGAGAACCCAGGCGCACGCCGCGAGCCCGGCCATGGCGAGCCCGGTGATGACGCCGGACACGACACCGATGACGGTGGTCACGCGCTCCCCCTCGCTGTAGGTGCCGGGCCGCCGACTTCCCCTCGACGACCCGGCGTCACCAGTCTCTGACTGCCTGTGACAGCACTCAGCCCGCCTTGCGCTTCCATGGCCGGCGCACGATCCCCTCGACAGCGCCGTACCCACCGAAGGGCTTGCTGCCCGTCAGCGACTCCAGCAGCACACCGCCGCGGATCCCGTCGTCCCGCAGCGGGTCCACGGCGGCCAGGCACTCGTTGCGCACCGGGCATTGGCGGCAGATGGTCTTGCCGCGGGCGTGACGCTTGGCCTTGACCTCGGGTGTCTCGCCGTCGACGTGCGCGTCCCACAGCGGGTCGGGGTTGCCGGCACACGCTGCATCGGCCGGGAACTCGTAGGCGCGGGGGTCGCTCATCGACGTCCCCGGATGTAGCGCGGCTCCCGCTCGCTGAACGTCGTGATCTCGATCCACTCGCCGGGCAGCTCGGCGGCCTCGTCGGCGGTCCACCAGCCGCGCTCTTCGGGCGGTAGCGCCAGGATCCGGGCGCGTTCAGCCTCGACCCACTCGCGCTGTACGGCGGGCGAAAGCCAGGGCAGCACCTCGTCGTGGCTGACAACCTCGTCGTCACTCATGCGCTGTGCCTACCCTTCCGCGGGAACGGTGTCGGCCGCTCCCGGTTGGCTTCCCGTGCCGCTGCCACTGCTGTCGGCGCGTCGGTGATGTGCACTTGCGGCATCGGCTCGGTGGCGCACGGGTCGGCGATGGAGAGTGGTTCGCCGCCGTCGAGGTTGACCGCGGCTTCGATGACGGCCAGGCGCTCGGCGTGGGCGCGCAGGTCGCTGTCGGCGCTCCACCACAGGGACGTGAACACCCCAGCGGCGATGGCGCACAGGATGAAGCCGACGACTACGGGCGGGGTCATGGCTTGCGCACGCCCTCGATGATCAGCGTCTCAACGGCCACGACGCGGTGCTCAGGATCGGCCCGGACTAAAGCCATGTGCTCGGCGCACCACGTCTCGGTGAATGGCTCGTCGCCGTCCTGCTCATGGGCTGCCACGTAGTCGGCTCGGTTGTCGCACCAGCCGGTCAGGGCGCAGTCAGGGTCGTCGGGATCGAACGTAGCCGTGTCCTCATCCAGCCACCCACATGTCGGCCAGTGGTCAGCGATCCACTCAGGGGACCACTCCTCGCTCACGTCAGCCCCCCGTCGAGAGTGGATCGCACGGCACAGGGCCAGGCTCGCTGACACACGTCACAGACGACGGTGCTGGAGTCGTCGCTCCAGCGTCGGGGCTGGTGTTCGCGGTCGAGGGCCCGGACGACGTCGGCTGCGGCGAGGGCGTCGACGATGCGCTGCTGTCCGAGGACGGCGAGGGCTGCGACGCGGGGGCCGTCGACGTGCCAGACGAAGGCGTCGACAACGCGGGTGAGGGTGTCGAGGAGTCCGTCGTCTGCGGTGCCGGCGTGGTCGTCGCTGCCGGGGGCGGTGTCGACGACGAAGTTGAGTGGCTGGGTGTCGACCGCTGTGGTGCCGGTGTCGTGTGCGTCCATGTGGTGTTTCCCTGCCCTGTGCGCCTCTGTGGCGCGCTCTCGGTGGTTGCCTGGAGTGACTGCCCGGACACGCTCTGTGTCGTCGGCAGAGGGGCGTACAGCGGCCCGCCGATCCCCCCGCTGGCGATCGGCTCGCTCACCACAGGCGTCGGCTGCTCGTCGGCTGCGGCTCTCGCGTCGGGGGCGACGTGGGTGGCGGCAATGGCGAGCCCGGCTGCGCACAGCAGCATCCCGTCGGCGATGGCGATCGGGAGGACGCGGCGCGGCTTGCGATGGCGGCTCACTGGTCGCCGTCCAGGGCGCGGCGGACACCTTCGGCGATGGCCCGGCAGTCCTCGGCGTGGTTCTGCGCCTCGGCGATGAGTTCGGGGCGACTGAGTTTGGCTACCACCTCGTCGTACTCGCGGGCCATGTCGTCGTTCATCGCGGCCCACGACCGCACCCGCTCCACGACCGCCCGTAGCCGTGCCGCTTCCGCCGCCTCAGCGACCAGCCGTTGCAGCGCAGGCAGGGCGAGGACGGCGTCGGCCGCGCGATAAGAGTCCCCGGCCGCGAAGATGGCGTGAGCGATCTCCGCCCGCAGTTCGTCGCTCATGCCGTCGCCTGCCCCCACCGCACCGGCCCACCGAGCGACGTGGGATTCCACAGCGGCTTCGTCGGGCACGGCTTCTCAGGCGGGCACACCGGGCACGAGTAGTCGGCCGGCGAGTTGACGACGTGGACCCCGCACAGCGCGCACCACCGCTGCTGACCGGGCTGGTGCTGGGTGCTCACGGCTGCTCGATCGCTTTGCGCAGCAGGGTGCTAGTGACGTATCCGCAGCAGTCCTCGTGCTTGGCGGCCAGCGCCAGCACCCGCCGCAGGGCAGCCGTCGCGTCGAAGGACTCGGGCGCAGGTGCCGCCGCCTCGAAGCGAGCCAGGGTCGCGGCCTGCTCTGCGGTCAGGTCCGGGGTTGGTCGGCCCGCCCCCTTGCACGCACCGCAGTCAGCCGTGCAGGTGTCGTCGCACTGGGCGTAACGGTCCCTCATTCGCCGACCTCCATCGAGAGCTGTTCGAACGGGCTGGGGTCAGCCTCTCGCTGCGTGTGACTGGCCCGTCGCTCAGCGATGTACGCGGCGTTGGCGGCCCGGCACCGATCGCACCGGCACCCAGCGGCGTACCTCGCGCGGTCGTGCCGGTCGACGGCGGGCGGTTCCAGCAGCCACGTCGCCGCCTCGATCTCCGCCAGCTCGGCAGCGGTGCGCCCGGCCCACACGCCGTGCCGTTCGCGCCGGGCCAGTGCACCGGCGAGGCAGGCATCGGCGACCGTCGTGGGGCAGGCCGAGCAGATGTCGCGGGCGTCGTGCACCACCGCGGGCTCGGGCTGGCCGGGACGCATCCGTTCGAGGGCGTCGACGGCTGCGTCGAAGAGGGCGGCACGTCCCTGGCACGCGGGGGTGAGGGCGAGGAGGACGGCGGTCATCGCTGCCCTCCGCTGTGGTTCATGGCGCGCCAGTTCAGGCAGAACACCAGGAGAGCGAGGGGCACGCCGAGCAGCGGCCACCACGACCAGAGCTGAAGCGCGATCGACACCGACAGGCCGGCTGCACCCCCGCAGGCGCCACCGATGAGGACGCGGCTGTCAGCGTTCACCGTCGCCCGCCCTTCTCCTTCGCCGCAGCCGCGCGGTCGAACAGTCCCCATGCGCCCCGGCACGCGGGGGTGAGGGCGAGGACGGCGGTCATGCGACACGCTCCGAAAGATTCTCGGCGGACCTCTTGACGGTGTAGCTACACCCGCCATAAGGTGTAGCTACACCGCAGGGAACACCACCGAGGAGCCCAAGATGACCGGCTACATCAAGACCAGCTTCCGCACCGCCCGCGACATCGAGAAGGTGCTCATCGGCACCCTGATCCGCCACAAGCTCACCGACGGCACCGAGGTCCTGGCCGTGATCGACGGCAGCCGCCAGCAGTACTGCACCGCCCGCATCGTCGAGGGCCCGCTTGAGGGCCGCACGGTCCGCCTGGGCGACAGCACCCGGCGGGCCTGAGATGTCCCGAGGCACGCTCCCCCGCTCGCTGCGAATCCCCGACGACGTGTGGCAGGCCGCGCTGACCAAAGCTCGCGCCGAGGGGACGACGCTCACCGCCGTCGTGGTCGACGCCCTCCGCAAGTTCGCCGCACGCTGACCGCTCACGCCACGCCCTCCGTCTCCCACGAGACGGGGGGCGTTGCCGCATCCGGCAGCAGCAGCCGCAGAGCGTGCGCAGCCTGCTGCGGCACGACGCCGTTGCCGAGAGCCTTCAACTGCTCGTTGCGGCCGAGGCCGGGCACGTCGGTCACCCAGCCAGCGGGAAGGCCCATCATCCACTCAACGAAGGCGGGCGAGAGGCGAGGCTGCCCCTTGCTGCCGGGCTCGGTGGGGCTCGGCGCAGGTCGGCCTAGGCAGCGTTCCCATCGTCGGACGGCGTCTCCGTAGGGTCCCCATGCCAGCTCGGCGGCAACTCCTCCCACGACGTGAACTCGCGCGGCAGGATCCCCTGCGCGATCTCCACGGCCTGCCCCAGTGACGGTGCCGACATCGAGTCCCGCCTGGTCGCCGCCGACCGGCTCGTGCGATCCGCTCCGACGCGAGGTGTGGGCATCAGCCGCACGTTCGGCTGCGTTCCCATCTCGGTCCGCACTACCGCATCCGTCAGCGTCACGTCCGACGGTGACGATCCCCCCGACGCCTTCGAGTCCATCGCGGTCGGAGTCGGCAGCAGGTGCTCCACCTCGTCGGCCAGCGTCGGCCCGTGCCCCCCGGCCTTCCGCTTGTCCGGGTGCTGCGAGCCGCCGTTCACCGCGAGCTGGGCGGTCGGCGTCCGCAGCAGCCCCGACACCGCCCGCAGTCCTGGTTCGTTGCGCTTCAGATCCGCCGGCGAGGAGTGGTGCGAGTCGGTGGTCTTCGGTGTCGGCAGCAGGCCAAGCAACGACGAAGACGCGGAACCGTCCGTGAGGTGCGCCCACATCGGACGCGCGTAGGCCCTGCCAGCTCGCGTCGTACCCGAGATCGGCCAGCTCTCCAAGTACAGCTCCGAGTGCCCGCAGAGACCGACGGTCTCCGTCTCCCACACACCAGTCGCAGGGTTCCAGGTCGCTGTGGGCCGGGTGGTGGGCGTCGGCACTGAGGAGTCCTCTCACGTTCTCGATGACGACCAGGCCGGGACGGAGCTGGTCGATGGCGTAGGCGAACTGCGTCCACAGCCCGCTGCGGGTGTCGGGCCGGATGCCGCGGCGCTTGCCGGCGGCGGACACGTCCTGGCACGGGAACCCACCCGTCAGCACGTCCACGGGCTCGACGGCGGACCAGTCCACGGCGGTGATGTCGCCGAGGTTGGGCACGTCGGGGTAGCGGTGGGCGAGGATCTTGCAGGCGCCGGGGTCGATCTCGGAGTGCCAGGCGACGGTGCCGCCGAGGACGGCCTGGACGCCTTGCTCGAGGCCGCCGTAGCCGCTGAACAGGGAGCCGATGCGCGGGCCGGTCACTTCGCACCCCGCTTGAGCTTCGCGGCCCGGACAGCCTCGGCCGCTGCCTGCTTGGCCTGAGCCCGCGCCCACTCCGAGCTGGTCGACGGCTGCGGGATGGCCTCGCCGACGCCACACGAACAGGTCGCACAGTGCTTGGTCATCGGATCGCCCCCACCGTGTGCTTGACGTGCCCGTACTCGGCGCAGAAGTGCAGGCGGTAGCCGCGGACGAGGTCCTGCTCCTCCATCCCGTAACGCTTCCGCCAGGCCCAGACGTTGTGCGGAGCCGGGTCGCAGAGGTCCTTCTCGAACGAGCGCCACCGGCCATCGCGGCAGATGGCGACGTAGACCTCGCTGCCGCAGTAGCGGCATGGGGTGGCATATGCGAGGGATCTGGGCTTCTGCTCGTGCGCGCGATCAGAAACGTAAGGATTAGCTCTCTCGCAACCACTCTCTCCGTCAGTCCCGTACGTCCCGTACGTAGGAGTCCCGTTTGCGACTCCCACGTGGGATCCCAAATCGCTCCCAAAGTGGGAGCCGGTGGGAGCGCCCATCAGACGGCCCTCAGGCTCTCGGGAAGCTTCCAGCACATGCAGCTCTCGCCGTGGTGCCTCACGCAGTTCCCTTTGCGCGATGCCTTCCGGCGCTTCTCGCGGATCTCGTCGGTGATCTCGGAGGTCTGCTGGTACTCCGCGTAGTCGTGGACGTGCCAGCCGCCTTCGACGTCCGGGTCCCACAGGCCGACCGCGACGAGGTTGTCGGCGTCCTGCTTGCGCCCGTTGATGCGGGCGAGCGCGGCACGCGGGATGAATCCGTCGGTGCCGTGGCGGCCGGCGTAGGCCAGCGAGCAGCAGAACACGAAGGCCGACCGGTAGCCGTCCTTGCGGTCCAGCAGCGTCAGGATCTTCGGATGGTCCGGGAGCGTCGTGTCGAACCGGATCCACGGGAGGCCGCTCACCGCTGCACCCCCTGGTGGATGTCACAGGGGCGTGCTTGCATACTTCTCATCAGTCGCACCGTCCTAACCGGTGTGGCGAGGCCCCTGGGCGAGACGGCGGCAACCGTCGATGACCCCGGGGGCCGACTCATGTCGGCACCTACATTTTGCCACAACACTGCGTAATCGCGCGAGTACAAGGCCGTGTTTGTCACGCCGCACCCCGCCGTTCCCTACGCTCGGTCAGCAGGTCGTTGCGGGCCTGCGCGTCGAGGCGTTCGTCTTTCGTCTGGTGCCACTCGCGGACGGGCTTCCAGCACTCGGACATCCACAGCCGCGCGTAGGACTCCTGTTCGGGTGTCACGCCGCCGCACCCCGCATCCGCGTCACGGACCGCGGGGCGATGCCGAGCCGGTCACCGATCTCGGTCGCGGACAGCCCTTGCGCGGTCAGCCGGCGCACGGCCTCGGCGCGCTCGACGGGACGCAGGCGGATCCGCTCGCCGCGCATGGCACGACCGACGGCGATCTCGTCGAAGCTCGCGCGGTTGGCCGTCATGCGGGACGGGCGGGCGTTCGGGTTGTCAAGGTCTTCGTCATTCCATGCCAGCGGCACGACCCAGCCCTTGCGCAGTGCCACGTCACGGGCGCGCTTCGACGGGCCGGGGATCATCGACAGCTCGTCGTACAGGGCACGCACCTTCGCTTCGGTGGTGCGGTGGACGCGGCCCGTGCGGAACATGCGGGAGACCTGCTGCGGGCTCATCCCCACCCGGTTGCCGATCTCGGCGAGCGGCCACCCGAGAGCGGCGAGGGCCTGCATCCGGCGGCGGGTGC